CAGCACTGACTTTCCTCTTGTAGTTGTACAGGATGTAAATAAACGTCTGATGGATTGCAGGGAAGTTGGATATGCCAAACTGCAGCTAAGGTATTTGCAAAATGTAAAAAAGGCTATTGAAGCTAGGGAGGCTTGAATGACAGACAAAATACTAACGCTGATCATCAAAGTGTGTGATTGGTGGGGAGGGATTGAATGAATCCATATATAAGTGAACTATTTGATAAGATAACCAAACTTGAAGATTTTCAAGATGATTGCATTAAAAGTGGTTGCTTATCAACTGTTATCACAATAGGAACTCAAATTTTAGAACTAGAAAAAGAAGTTAAAAAAATCAGCAATATTATACACCCACTAATTCCAGAACCTTGGGCTAGTATGACAGCTGATGAAATTATAAAAGGATTGGGGGTATATAAATGAAACTTTTGTGTAAGCTGTTCGGGCATAAGTGGGTTCAATATCATTATGCTTTAGAAACCTGTGTGAGGTGCAATGCAACCCGCATCAACCACTCTGAATTTGACGAGTCGGAGAACGTGTTCGGGGAGGAATAGATGAAAAAAGAAACAGCGGCAACAGTGTTTTATTCTGCCATCTTGATAATTCTAAAGATAGTGTCAGGATTTGAGGTTGCGGTGCTAGTGGCAATCGCAACAATAATTATAAAACTCATTAATATCGAATGGAAGATTTAAGTATGGCAGAAGCAAAGAAATGGCTTGATGAGCACATGGATTGAGGTGGAGATGAAAAAATTTAGATTAGTAAGTAATTTGCTTACAATAAGCAATGGACGAATTGTCTCGAAAGAACTCATTGTAAAAGCTGATTCATATGCGGATGTGATTCAAGAAATCGAAAGTAATGCAGGTTGGTTTACTGCTGACAACGGAGCAGTAAAAGTTGCTTATATCGAGGAGATAAAAGAATGAAAGATATAACCTATAAAATATTAATCGCTTTTATTGTGATTCTAGTCGCCTTCATACTATCATTTACAACTTATCATCTCTTTGGATATGACAAGATAATGAGTTTTTGGCAGTATATCCTACTTCGTAATAATTAATAGCTGAGCTGGGAACTCGAGAAACTCAACCGGAGGGAAAATATGCCACAAGAAATTACTGTTGATTTTTCAGAACAAATCGCTAAAACACAAACTAAAATTGATAGGCTTCAAGACATGATTTATCATGTTAGAAAACAAAAGATTGTTTTAGATGATTTTAAAAAGAATCATATACCTAGGGATACAAAATTTGAATTAAACTTGGGAGGAGTTTTAAAATGTTCCGTTAAGATAAATGTTGGTACGCTCATCCCTTTGTTGGAACAAAATATTGAAGATAATACAGCTCTTATTAATGAGTTAGCAAAAGAACTAGGAATCGATATTAATTAAACAAAAAAGCCCACGGCAATGGGCTCTCTCAAAGGATTTATCTAACTTAATTATACCACAAAAGGAGATTTTGATTAATGGCTGATAAGTTAGATTTACTATTGCAGGACTACATGACAGGAATGCTTCAAGTTAAAATTAATTCAAGAGAGCGCTGGATCACTCGTG